ATTTAATAACTTTGTAAGCCTCCTCTAGGTCTTTTTTCATCTCCTCAGAGTCCTCGCCATCCTCACCTTCAGACTTCATTTCTTCTTCATCGTCTCCTTCACGTAATGCACGAATGATTTCTTCGATTGAGATTTCTTTATCTTCTTTCGACTCCTCTCCATCTTCCTCGTTTTCCATCATTTTTTTCTTCTTACGACGAGCTTCAGTTTTTGGAGCTTCTTCCTCATCATCATCGTCGTCATCGTCGTCACCATCCTCTTCCATAAGCTTCTCTGGGTCATCTTCACCTTCTAGTTCACGAAGGATTTCTTCTAACTCTTCGTCAGACACCTCTTCTTCTTCAGCAGGCTCTTCAGCAGGCATTTCTTCTTCAGATGACATCTCTTCTTCAGATTCCATTTCTTCCTCTTCTTCGTAAAGACCAGAATTTCTAGACCATCTAGATTCCATTTTTTCTTCCCCTTCTTCTGAAGCAGGTGCATCCATTGTGATGTCCTCATCCTCTTCTGTTACCTCTTCTCCTTCGCTACCCATATCTTCTTTGATCTTATGAGATAGCATTGATTGGATCTTTGGAGCGAAAGCCTCTTCCAAAGCCAATTTTGCGTTTGCAAGTGCAGTTTCTCTAACAGCTTTAGCGTCTGCAATTGCGTCTTTTAATAATTTGTTCATTTGATTTTTTTTGAACGTCCTACAGTTATTGTAAACTGCAATTGGGAATAAATTCTTTTAGGACGCCATATCACGAATAGCGTATTTGATAATACGTAGTCTGTAAAAAAAGAAAAACCCACTTTTGGGTAGGTTTTCCTAAAAAAGTTTATACTATTCCGCCGGATGTGGCGTATGATTTTCCTCCTCGGGCTTCATCCATTGCTTCAGACATTTCGTCGATTAGGTGCTTCAGCTCAAATCCTTTTCCAATCAAAGCAGTTATAGACATTATAACTCCCAGAATACTGATGCCTCCTATTGGAAAAAAGACAAATCCAATGGCAATCAAAGATATCACTACCACCATTTTAACTGTGAGTTGTCCCATTTTTTGCGCAGTTTCGCCTCCACCCATTTTTTTAATAATCCACGCAATCCCATCTCCGAACACCTTCATTGGCCATCCGGCCAGCTTTTTAATCTTACCAGCACCGTTTCTAATACTTTGTGTAAACTTAGATGGATCTAACTTTTTACCAGTTACTTTTTGAATCCCTCTACAGATAGCCTCTACCAAAGCTGCATTACCCAGTATTAGTGATATTCCCTCTATAATCTGTAAGGCTAGGCCTCCTGACTCACGAAGCGGTTGTTTAGCTTCCTTCACACCCTGCTCCATGGCAGCTTCTACATCGGTTGCATCAACTTTACTGATATCACCACCCTTCTGTAAGGCAGCCATTAACATTGCGGCTTGTACGTTTTCGTCTGATACATCCTCTCCAGCAGCTTGTATCTCCTTGGATGCTGCTACTATGCTTTGATCAATACCCGTGGGTAGTCCTGCTTCGTTAAGCGTCCTAGAAGTGGCTGTCATAGCTGCTGTAATCTCAGCTATCATTTTGTTAAACTTTTTCTCCAACACAATCCTATGTGCTAATTCAGCTAAGCTGAGGGTTGGCTTATTCATTGGTTATGTCTTGAAAGTTTATTTGAATTATTTGGTTATTATCTACGGCAACTTGTATTCCGTTTTTGTTAATAGCTTTTACTTCGCCTCTGTTTGATCTAAAAGGCACATCGTTGTATTTCTTTACAGCTGATATATCAAAGTCAACCATAATGCCTGCAGGCTTTGCTGGCGCTTTTTCTTTGTCTTTTTTATCCTCCTCTTCCCCACCGGCTTCTGCATCTCCTCCAGCCTCTTCCCCACCGGCTTCTGCATCTCCGCTTTTTTCAGCAGCTGCGGCAAAAGGATTCTCTTCAGCAAGTATACGATACTCGCTTAGAATTTCACCTATCAGTTTGATAGCAGTTTCCTTGTTAGTGACCAATTTCATAGTATCTCGATAATCCGTTACCCATCTCCTCATACAATGACTCAAGTCGTTGTTGTAGTCTTGTCATCTCATTAACCGTCTTAACAAACTCTTTATTTTTAGTATTAAGTTCTTTCATATTACGCTTAATAGTAACCTCATCAAACCACTCTTCTGTTTCTTGCAAAACCATGTTTTCTGCTTTTTCTACAATTCGAGAGATTTTTGCAGCAGCTTCACGCAAGCCTTCGCTTCTGTAGATAACCTCTCCTAATTCTTGGTAAGTTTTTATCTCATCTAAAGTCTGAGCTTTTTCGCTTAGTTGCATCTTATGACCACCGGTCATTGCTTCGTTGATTTGTTGAAATATGTTTCTCATTGCATTACTGTTATTATCTCATTAATAAGTGAGTTAATTTTATTATAACTAGTTCGATTACTTGACTGAACACCTTCGTTTAAAGACGGTGACATGAAAGCTCCTTGTGTTGATGGATTGCTTACTAAGTCCCAACAAACAATTTCAAAGTCCTCTTCAACTTCAACCTTTCCTTCTCCAAGTTCTTTAACCGATCCCATTCCTCGTGAACTAATTCCTAATCGAATGCCCGATTTTAGCAACTCCTTGGCAATGTTTCCGGATGGTGTTGATAATATTTCAATCTTACCCATTAAGTCGTTTCCTTGCCACCACAAATCTAGGACATTGTGAGATACGTTTGCTAAATTTACTACTTGAGATTCTGGATGGTCTAGCTCACCTAAAGCTCTACGCTCCTTTACAAATGTTTTTTTATAGGTGTCAGCTTCTCGTTTTAAGATTGGTAATGGATAGCTTCTGCCGTTTTGATTAAAAGCGCGATCGGATGGTGTGCTTCCTCGTTGCATGACTCCAGACACAATCAGCTTTCCATTGTTTTGTGCAAGTGATTCGTTAATTTGTGCCGGAGACACTTCAATTGATCCAATATAGTCTACAATTACTCGTTTCATTAGCTAAGTATTTTCATTAAGTTTGCAACAACTTCAGCTTCTTGATCTAAATTTCCTAACGGTTGTTCTTTGTCATAGCCCTGATATATTAGCATACCTTTTGTATAATCAATAGCCTGTGGCTCACCCAAGACCATTACGTCAAACTCATACTGATCTGTTCCAGTTTGATTGTACTCAACATCTTGTGGTCTAATTTGAACACCAGCTTTGTTGAAATAATCTACCAACTTTTGTTTAATTGATTGTGCAGTAGCTTCGTTTAGATTGTATAGTTTGTTAGCTCTTTCTGTAAGCTCTGAGATTCGTTGATGTATCTTGACCAAAGCTTCGTTGGTTCGTTTCCAGTGAGCTTTTGGTAGCTTATGTTCTGTCTTTAGCTTAATACTGTGATTTAGCATTCTTGCAACTTCACCCAAACGCTTAGCTACTTCCAATATGTTCTGGTTAACTTTTTGCACGCTTGTTTTTGTTTCGTCCATTTTGAACGACTTGTAAGACACCTCGTGCAGTTTGATTGAGTTTTTACGTTCTTTTGGTGCTTTAATTGAATAAGCATACTGATCGTCTTCTACATCAAAGGAAGTAGGTTCATCTGCTTTTTCATTACCCACAAACGCTTTAGGAGTGCTGTAGCTAGCAACATTTGCAGTTGTGCTACCTTCTCGCATGTTTTTTAGTTGCTTTTTTACAAACTCTTTAAGCTCTTTTTGTTCGCTTCTTTTCATAGCTCTTTAAGTAGTTCGTGATATAATAGCAAAGCGTGCACGTGCTCTTCTTTAGCTCTCTTAATGCTCTTGTTGCGATCTAGGAGCTGAGCAACCTCTGTCAACTTAATTGCAGTAATCTTGTCTTGTACCTTAGTTATTTTTTTGTTTATCCGCTCTTTCAAAGCCAAGCTCTCTTTTATAATAAAAGTACGTAGCTCGCTTGTATTGGATATATTGTTTATGTACTCTTTTAGGATAGTACGCTGTCCAGCAGATAGTACAGAGTATTTGTCGTTAAACTTTTCAAGCATTAACTGGTATGCCAGTAAACGTACATCTTCCGACTCTTTCATATATGTACCAACCTCATCCTGCTTAACTGCTGACTGTCTTTTTCGCATAATGTGCTCAGTCAACGTTTCTCTGCTCTGAACAAGCTCTGCTACTTGGGTGACATTAGCTCCTTCAAACAGTCTATAAATTGCTGCGTGAAGTTTGTAGTCGCTTACCGTGGCTCTGAAGAACTCATGAAGATCGTAGTGCTTTTTAATTTCTCGAATTAATGCATACTTACTTTCGTGTAGTATTTTTTGATTTAATTGTCGACGTAGCTTTATTGTTGTATTCAACAACATCTCAGCCTTGGATGGTGACTTAAACGACTCATTAATCAGTGTTTGATACAGTACAAGCTCTTTTGCCAATGTTTTTTTTGGCCCAAAGAACTCCTTAACAATTTTAAGAGCTGGTGAATCAGATACGCCAACCATTGTATCGGCAGTTATCTGTCTTGTTAACAGCTCAAAAAGGATTCCAGTGTTTTTTAACTTGGAATGTGTTGATTTTTTCATGTATAGTTTTCCCTAGTAATAAGTATGTCGCAATTAGATAAGATTACTCGTCTAGTATGTTTTCCTCGTTAAGTAGCGATGGTCCTTCTGGTTTTTCTTGATAAGTTTCGCGAACAGCTCGATGCTTGTCAAAGCTAGCTAATGCCTCTTTATGTTTCACTAATCCTCCATTTCCTGCATTTTTTGCTGTTTCATAAACATTTCGAGCAACCTTAAACGCTTTTCTACCAAACGGATCCCATCCCATTGGATGTTGATGAGTCATGTAGGTGCCCGGTTCTTCGGGTCTTCCTGCTCCATCCCATCCGCCCGGAGGTACTTCCTTTTCATCATACCCTCTAGGTACTCCTCCATCACCTTTGTAAAGTGACGCTATATCGTGTGGTGTTCCAAATGACTGTCCTGTTTTGGCTGGATCGTTTCCTTCCGTTTTAATTTGCTCTAATCGGAAAAACTCCTTTTCGCCTTTTGCAATACTCTCTTGTTCTTTCAACCAATCCTCTTCTGGAATGTTAAAGATATTTTCATAACACCAGTATTTACTGAACAATCGCTGCTCAATTAAGGTTTGTGCTAAGCCTGCTTTGGATGTCCACAACTCAATCTTCTCTCTTTCGTAGATTGTATTTGGTGGTGTAAGTTTTAAGGAGAAATCAACAATCTCCTCATCTTCAAAACCTTGAGCATATAAGTGAATGATTGCAATCTTTGTTAGTTCAGATACAATAATCTTTTGAATACGCTCTACTGTTTTAGCAAAGCGAAAGTCCTGAGATGACAAAGTAGACTTACCGGTAGTGTCTTCTTCGTACCCCAAGTATGCTTTAGGAATTTTCAATGACCCAAGCATTCTGTTTTTAAGATACTCAATGTCTGGAATTGCATCGTGCTGTAATCCCGGTGTAGTCTCGATAGTAGTGCCGCTTTCTGCTCCACGAACTGGAAGATAAAAATCTTCAAGAATGTTTTGCATATTGTACTTTAAGTTGTATTGGCCTGTGGCCTCATCCATGAATGGAATCTTTTTCATTTTGTTTATGGTTGATTCCATAAACGCATCCACCTCTGCTGGTGGGATGTTTCCAATATCAATTTTAAAGATTCGTTTATCTGGAGCTCGCATGATTCTGTGAATCAACATTGCATCTTCCATTAGTGTTAGCTGTTTCCAAACCTTACGTGCTGGCTCAATTAACGATCGACCATATGGTAAAAAGTTTGTATCTGTAAGTAGTCGAAAGTGTGCAACTTCGTAGTTTTGATATTCTAATGAGTCAAGGTCTCTGCGATAAAATGTCGCAGTAGTTGTTACTCCAGCTGATAAGTCTCGTCTAAATACTACTTCATTTGGTTTTTCAGGATCTACTCCTTCCTCTCGGATCATCTCATAAACAGATATAGGCTCTACGTTTGTAATCCCATATTTTTCTGTGATATGTAAGTGTAGGAAAAAGTCACCGTATTTTAATGTACTTCTAATCCATGGCCACAAATTAAACTCAACATTTAGAATGTCATAGAATAAGTTGTGAAGTACTTTGTATATTTTTTCGTTAGAAGTTACAACTGTTAGTGTGTCGTCAAACTCATCCTTTGCAGTGCATTCGTCTGCGTAAATATCCAAAGCGGATGATATAATACTGTCGGAATCCATTGCTTCGTAATCACGAAAAACCTCCAGACGAGTAGCTTGTAATAGCTGTCCATTGTTGTAAGCGGTTGTTGGTCCGGTTCCGTATAGTCGATTAAATCTGTCAATACGGCTATTGTTTTGCAGGTTACCACTAGACTGTAAGTGGTCTGTGTCAACAACCTTTAATTGGTTACCGCCAACGTTACGTATAATAACATCAGTGCTAAATAGCCGTTGTAGTCGTTGAAATAAATTTGGGTTTTGGTTTTCAGCCATGTAAATGCGTTTTTAATAAATAGGTTAAATTAACCACGAAATGTCCTCTTGCTGTCCATTTACATTCATCCTCCAAGCTTCTGTATTGTTATAGCTTGGCTTGTATACTCCAGTTGATCGCATATGGTTTAACGTTGTCTTGGTCAGTTCAATACCTTGTTGCTTTAATCTAAGAGCTGTATCTCTTACCCACAAACCCATACACCAACTCATAACCAAATCATCATTATAACCAACTTGTGCTTCAGCTCTTGCGTTTTTCCATATAAAAACGCCCATCTCATCGAGAAGCCTTCTGCTTCTTATTATACAGCTTTTTTCTCGCATATACAACTCCATCTTACTTATTAGTAACGGTCGCACTTTATGTGACATAGTAAAACCAGCAACCTGCTCTCGCTGCTGCTGCAAGTCTGTTGCGCGAGCTAGGTATCGTTCAGGATCTAGTCCCATATCTTTTGGTGTATAGTAGAGGTTTTTGTATCCTCTCTCAATCACCTGCTGAATTGTAGCCCACCCTATGTTGGCGTTTTCAATAACAAGCAGTGCGTCGTTGTACTCTGTTGCAACAGAGACTAATAGGTTACCGTAATCGCGAGTGCTGAGTTGTCCTTTGTATTCAGCAACTTGGGTTGCCTCTTCAATATCGATTACATGAAAAGCTGAAAAATCCGATGCATCACCGCGGGCAACGTCAGCTACAACAACATAGTTTTTAGTATAGTTTGGTATCTCCCACATCCAATAGTTTCCATCAAAACCTCTCTTCTCTACCGGATCTTGCATGTAAGTTTCTCGATAAAAAATTAGCATCTCTGGATGAACTACTGTATTACCAGATGTGCTAAAGTCACAGTCACATTCTTGAGCTGCAAGACGTAAGCCGAGCTCTACATCTTGTCTGTCTCTCCATTCCTGCGTACGCTCTGGATGTACCTGCCATGGTAACCTTCTAGTGACAAATTGGTTTCTACCCTCCTCCGAGGCTATCCATAACTTATGAAAAAAGTTACCAGTACCGTTTGGTGTACTTAAAATTACGCCTCTACCACCGGTTGATAGTGTTTGTTGTAGTGATGCCCACAGCTCTTCAGCATTATCAACGAACGCTGCCTCATCTATAATCACTAAAGAGAGTGCCTCTGATCGTCCTGATGTTCCTGAGCTTGCTACCGCTTTAATTTGAGATCCGTTTGCAAGCCTAAGGGAAAGCTTGTTCTTTTCTGTGGTTCTCATTTTTAACCAACTTGGTAGATTCTCAAACATCACATTGACCTTTGTTACAAGGTTTTTTGAAGTGTTTTGATCAATTGCAACTACTAGTATGTTTTTGTCTGTATGGAACAGCATCATCCACAGCGAGTACCCCGCAGACAATGTTGAAATACCTAACTGACGTGATTTGAGAATCACAACCCTATCGTTGGTTTGAATATCGTTTGTTAAGTCTTCCTGATATGGAAACAGTTTAAATGGTATTTTCCCTTTAGTAGGGTGCTGAATCAAGCAATACTTTTTCATAAAGTATACCGGATCCTTGGCACACTTTACGTACTCTGCTTTGATTATTTCTTTTAAGCTCGGCTGACTCATGTTTATTTTATAAGTATCACCGCTACTAAAGATGTGACTACTGATATTAATCCTCCTCCTAACCCCTTAACCCATCCTTGCAAGTTCTCGTTTTTCTTTTGTAATGTAGTTACATCGTTTTCTAGTTTGGTAACTCGTTCAGCAGCTGTTTTGTATTTTTGTTCGTGTACTCCAATCTCTTTAAGATATCCTACTATCTTTTCTTCATTAACACCTATAATACTGTCTTTTATGATCAACTTAGTCTTTGTTCGTTCTAGTACAAATAATGTCTTGTTGTGCTCTTGAGTTAACGAATCCAATCGAACAAGGTCTTGGGCAATCTTACGCGCCTTACTTACCGGTAGGCACACTTGTGGTTCGTTATTTGTAGCGCTTTGCGAAAAAGTCGTCAAGCTCACTAGCAGAGTAACGACTAATATTTTTAATTTTATTGTCATAGTAGTTTCTGATTTCGATTATTTTATTTTCTGCTGAATCTATTTGAAAATCCAGTCGTTTAATATCCAGTTCGTAGCTTGCAATTTTTTTATCTAAATCAAGCTGCTTGGTTCTATAATCGAGTATCACACTATTTAGACTATCAATTTTATGTATATAGTTTGAGTTGTCTACTACTGTTTTTGAAAAGTTGCGTGTAATCAAAATGTAACCAATCAATATGATCGCTATTGCAGCTAATATTAAATGTGTTTTTGTAACCTCTAGTTTCATGCTAATAGATTTTCCTATCGAGGTTCTGATGTATAATCCTCAGCAAACGCTAATGCATAGTCGTCTATAAGATCGTGTAAGATGTCAAATGCTTTACGACTTATAGGTTTATTTTGTATGACCAACAGCATGTTGTTTTTAAACCAATTAGCCAATGCTTGTTTAGCTTTTTTTACATCCTGACTATCCGTGCCATGAGCTGGAAAGTAGTCTTCTCTCAACTTACCCTCAGTTTTAGCTGAGTAGTTTTTGTCTACGTAGTTGAAAAATTCTTTCTTCTTTTCGTTGGAATCAAAGTCGGCTGGTGAGCTTACACCGAACTTATCTAAAGCGCTTTGAAAGAATTTTTTGTAAGCATCATCCTCTCTTAGTCGTTTTGCTATTTGTTGCCCTCTAGTTTCGTGCAGCGGTTTCTTAGATGCAGCAGCTTTGACTGCGTTTTCAATTAGTCGATCTAAGCTTGATTTTTTCTTTTTCATCGTACTGATAATTGTTTTGCTCCTTGAAGCACTGTTAGTTTATCTTGGTTTCCGTATCCAAAGCTGTCTAGTAGTTGTGCAATAATTTCAACAACATCACTCTGGTCAACTGCAGACTGAGCGTTTTTTAGCTTTTTGATGTATAAGTCTGTGATCTCAGATAACTCTGGATCTAATCCTGGCTCATCTTGTATCTTTTCAGCATCAGGTTGTTTTCCATCCTCCTCTTCTCCTTCAGCTTCTTTAAGGTACTTTCTAATCAGTTTACGAGCTAGTTGTTCTTCTAGCTTTTGTTTGTATTCTTTTTTCATTTGTTGTTTAATTTCAAACACAAGTTTTTCAGCTCCTGGTATTTTTGCAGCTCGCAGCTGCATTACTGCTTGTTTATGCTCTTCTTGATCCCAATCATCCTTGACCCACTCTAAAAAATGCTTAAAATCTCGATACCCAAGCACTTTTAGTGAGTTTGGATTATCATATACTAGTTGTAGTATTTCCGGAATACCATAAGATGTAAATTTAATCTCACTAATATGCTTACCGGTACGCAACCACTGCTGACAGTGAGTTAATTGCTTGCTTATTATCTCAGACTCACTCAATGGTGTGAGCTTATCTACAGTTGGGCTAAACGGTGGTTTTAAATCTAAGGTTCCTTTTGCTATCATTTTTTGTATTGTATTTACTTTTTCTGGACTGATTACTGGCATATTAACTCTCGGTGGAGCATCGGGCATTATTTGTTTTGGCAATGCGTCAGCGTTTTTGAGCATAATTTGCTTACCCTTCTCGGGATCTCCGTTTGCTCCCGGCATTTTTCCTAACGCTTGTTTTACTTGATCTGGACTTTTTGGAAACTCGTCTTTAACACCTACTGCCATTGCATTATCAATTACAGCTGACATTTTATCTCCAGTGAACTCTTGCACGTTTCCCTTTCCTTTGTTACCACTTGTTATTCCTAGCTTTCCTACAGTAGCTGCATTGAGTGCGCTTACCAGTGGACCTCCGGGCAAATCAATAGCCATTACTTTTAAAGTTGCTTTTGGATCAATAAGAGATACTGCTGCCCACCTATGGTGACCATCCATGATGTAGTTATCGTTGGATACGATAGATCCTAGACTTAGGCCATCCCACTTACCTTGCTCAAGCATTCCAATTGCCATTCCAAATGCTTTTTCTTTTATGATTTCAGTTTGGGCTGGCTTTAAGTCTTTGACTGCAATCGTTGCAGACTGACCCCCTATCCTATCGTCCTGCTTATCGCCATCCTCTAATCCAGATCCAACGATTGCATCCGATGCTGCTTTGTTACTGGCAAATGTCTTTAATCCAATAGGCTCATTGGTTTTTAGTACCTGATCGTCTTCTTTAAGATATTCACGAATTGTATTAAAAATACTTAAACTTTTTTGCTCATCTACGTTTGCGTGTAACGCTGCTAAGTACTTGTTGAGTGATTCTTTGTTGCCATCAGTGCACCCAACCTTCTTTCCTCCGTCTTTTTTATAAACGCAGTACTGGTCCCCTACTTTTTTATACGTGTATGGCATTGTTTATTTTATATAAGTATTCTAGTAAATGGTAATACTATAAAATTACCACTTACGACATGACCAATATCTAGGCTTGTGTCTTGGTCCTGGATTATCGCAGTTGTGTCTTGCTCTAAAAGACTTCCGGCGTTCAGGGTTGCTTTTTTTAATCTTCATACCCTTTTGTCCAAAGTTTACTTTAACAACATTGCCTTCTGGATTTTTTACATACACCTTAAACTTTTTAACATCACCGCGCATTGGCTTGCCTAGTTTAACCGTACGACCTTGGTACTCAGCCTCTGTGAGTTGTATATTACCTGCTTTGATGTCTTCCATTAAAGCAAGTGCACAAGCTTCACATATATCAACTTCGTATACATTCTCTTCAGCATTTATCTTCTTAGCAGCCGCTACTGCCTTTTTATACGCTTCAGATCCTTTGCGAGCAGGCTCTTCTCCTCGTGCTCTCTTAGCTCGAATGTTTGCCCACAATCCCGGTGACTCTTCGTTAATCTTTTTTTGGTTCATCTTTTATGTAGTTATTGACTACTGTCTCTAAGTGTTTAATTTCTTTGTCAATGTACTCCTCAATAACCTTTTTATCTGGACCTTGCCACTTTTCAATACGGCCATCCTCTGTAACATGCTTGTTATCCATGGATTGCTCTGAGTAATTTTGCAGGCCATCTTTAACGTCCTTTAAGAATGCCTTGGCATTTGCGCTAATCTTAGCTCGCTCGTACTCCTCCCACTTACCCATTGTTCTAATCTCATGTTCATGCCAAACCAAGCAATCAAAGCACGTCTGGTTAATCACCCAGAATTTCTTATCCCAATGCGATTTCATAGCCTTTCCACAATCCGGACACGCTAATGGCATTAGCATTTTTTTTCTAGCATCATCCATTTTAGTGGCTGTGCGCTTAATGCCGTTCTTAATAGTCCAGGTTTTTCCTCCTTCCTCCCAAACGTCACCCTCCTTGCGTTCTACAAACTTTGCTCTTGTAACTTCAAATTTTTTCATCGTGGTTGTATACTATATTTTTCTAAGACTTCAGTAACGCGTGCATCAAACCTACGAAGAGCTCTGCGCAATTCTAAGCGCACAGCTTCTGCTAACTTAGCCTCCTCTTCTTTACTAGCTACAGTTCGAAAGTACTCTTTACCTCCTACTGAGGACATGCTAATTGTAAAGCTGTACTCAGGTTTACCCTCTTCACCTATCTCAGTAAACTGAGGATCGTAGTGTAATGTAATGTTTGTTGCCGCTGACGTAGCAATTGCTTCTTTTTTTTCTAAAAGCGTTTTTAGTCTTGTTGATCTCATGTTATCTTCCAAATTTAATATACCCAATAATTTGATTAAGTGGAGCGAAAGCTCCTGTTAATTTGTATAACTTTCCGTTGTACTTAAATACAATTCCCTCCGTTGGAAGGATTGCATTAAATCCGCCAATCTTCTCAAGACGCTTAAGTTGATGCTTTAAAAACTTCATAGATGCATCATCATCTCCCATCTCGCTATTGTTTGCTTTTTGCTTAATAGCCTCGATTGAATTTGCTAATTCGTCTTTCATCTTAGCAATAGAATCGTTAGGATTAATTGCCACTAATCCTTCTAAGCTTTGTAACACAAATACACCTAGTTTAAGAAAAATATCCTCTACTGGCTCTACAATTGCTTTTTTTTGATCACGTACCGCTGGTCCTTTGTCTGTATCCATAAACCATTGTTGAAACTGAGGATTAGCAATGCTTTGTTTTACTTGTCGTAAGTCTGGTGTCTTGGATCCAAAAGCCCATCGGTTTACAATGTTTTGCAACACGTCGGCTGGTATATCGTATTGATAATCTCTCGCTGCTTTTTTGATATAATCCATCCAAGCATTTTGAAAATATAAACCTAGCTTACTAGCTTTACTTAGATTGTATTTTGAACGAATACTGTTTAGGTCTGCTATTAGTTGTTCTTTTTGTTTTTCGTAATCAGCAGTTTTTTTCAAGTTAACCATATCGGTCGACTTAATATCGTAAGTACTTTGTTTTGTTGCTTCTACACGATCTAATGCAGCCTGCAGTTTTGCTGGGGCAGTAGCGTCAGATCCGATAACGTTGCCCTCCTCATCGTACTCTTGTATATTGTGCATCCTAAGCTCGGTAACACCGTATGCAGCTACATTTTGGCTGGCTGGGTGTAGTACTTCCATATTGACAAACTTTTTACCGTTACCAAAGTACTCTTCTTTTTCTGCTGGTGATAGTTTGTTGATTGCAGCTTCCGTATCGCCCATTGCATCAAGAAACGAGTTTTTAACATTGTCCGGTAGATGTGCCATCGACGCTTCCATGTCAGCTTTTGTCATAGCCTTTTCAGCAGCGTTCTTTAGTTGCCCTTTGTTTCTAGCGGACAACACCTTTCCGTCTTTGTATGTCACCATTAGATTTTGGCCATCTAATTTTTCTTGAGCATACTCCACCTTTCCTGTAAGTGCAGCATCTATCATGTTTTCTACTTCCTCAAAAGTCAGATCAACATCCTCATACGGATGAGCCATATGCCCTGCTGCTCCTCCTTCTTTCAACAACAAACGCTCAGTAAGAGCTGCTAGTGGCATTGTTTTGTGTGAGTTTGGAAGTACATCAAATCCGAGTTTTTTACCAAGCACAACTAGGAATGGAGTTATTGGAATTGGTAGTGGAATTGCTTGTATTGCAACAAGTGGTAGCACCTTTACTAAGTCTTTAGATTGTGCTTTAAGAAATACTTTTTCGTTGTCACTAAGCTGCTTTCCACCTAATGCTTGGTTGATCAATTCAACTGCTTTTACTGTTTCCTTGCCTTCACGCTTAGCTGCATCAAACACCGATCTAGCTAAGGTTCCTCCTTTTTGTAATAATTTTTGTAAGCTTTGCTTTAAGCTTTCGTTGATCTTGTCCCGCTCAGCTAACACTTCTTGTGGTATTTTGGTCTGTAACTTAGGAAAAGTCTTTAAAGCTTGCAAAAAAGCAATTGGATATTCTTTGCTATTTAGTGTCTTGTGGTAGCCGGATCTAACTAAAAGTGGTTCCAACTTTTCAGCTATATCCTCTACTTCAATTCGAGTTAGTATGCGTCCTGTTTTGGTGATGTGCTTATAAAGCTGTGCAAAGTCTCTTTGCAGGTCTCTTGGTGCTGACTTTAACCTTTGAAAAAAGGTCTGCATTACTGATTTTATTTGTTGAACACCCTTATCAAAGTTGGGTCCAACTCTCGTGAACGTTTTACCATATTCAGAAACTACAGATGCATCAGCTGTTGGTTGATTTTTTTTTAAAATGTCGTAGATTGCTTGAATTGTTGACTCAGACTTAATGCTAGGATAATTTGTTCTAAAGTTTTCTAAATCACCTGCTGCTAGGTCTGCTCTAAGTTGTGATGCACTAATAGGCTGCCCGTCCTTTCCGTCCGTACGTCCTTTGTACAGCAGTGGCTTAGAGCTTTCAAAGGGAAGTTCAACAACGTTTACTCCATTTTTGTAATACTTCCCACCCTCTTGGTGCTGTGCTACAAAATCCCTAACACGAGCGTAGTCGTCTCCTTTGCTGCTAGCTCCGAGAGCTACAGTTTCACCAGTCTTTGCATCATTCTTAACGTATTCGTAAGCTGCTGTCAATGGACTTGGTATCTTTGTCTCTTGCACTTTTACATCAGAAACTCCAGCTAGGAGTAAGTTCCAAATTTGTTTAGCATCTTGTACAGTAATTCCATCTCGTTCTTTTGGTGTAATTAAGATTACTACCTCGTTTACATTGGGCATACTTGCATACCCTTTTGCTAGCATAAGATGTCCTTCGTGTGGTGGCTTAAATCCTCCTGGGAGCATTACTTTGATTCCTCCTTGCATCTCAGCGAGAATACCTTCAACTAAATATTTAGTTAGATCGTTCATCTAAGTTGTTTGTTTTTTATAAATATGTTGCTCAGCAAGCTTAATCTTAAGCTGTTGAATTTCTGCTGACTGTCTTTCTACTTTCGATATTAAATCAATCAGTAACTTTCCTACTGACATACCTTGCAAGCTTTCGTGCTTCTTTAGATAAATATCATCAACAACTGCATTGCCATCCACAAACATTCGGTAGTCTTTGTACTCACTCTCCTGAGTTGTTTGTCCTACATACAGCTTATCTGTAATTCTTCGAGACACTAAATCCCTTATCTCAATGTTTTTAGCTAGTGGATTAAACGCAATGTAGTGTGTAACTAGATAGATACTATCTTGCCGCAGTTGTTCGTCAATAACTGGTGTGCCAGTACGTACACTAAATGGGTTAGCTTCGTGACGTTGTGTTATTTGTGCAATGTTCTCACCATTCCACGCTTGGTATATGTTTTTTAGTCGTATCTTACCTAGACTCTCTGTAGCCATTAACCCTTGGGTGGGTGGAAACGATACAGTGCAGTTTCTTATTTTTCTATTATTTATCATGTCTAGGATGTAGGATCGTTACTAATAAAATCTTGAAGTGCTTCTACGTATCCACTAGGTGTTGTTGGCTTAATCAAGTTTGGATCAGTAGATACACCAATTTTGCAAAACTCAACATCATCCACAATACATCCAAAATATGTATTATCTGCTAAACTACCACTAGCCTCAAACACCAACTGTGCTGGTGTTCCATATTGAACTACGTTAATGTTGTAGCTTTCAATTAAAAATCCAGTAGCCGGGTTTACAAAGGACATTGCAGGGTTGTTTTTGATTCTCACAATGTTTGCTTCAGGCGGATACCATCCACTAGCTCCGGGGACTCGTCCGACTGGAGTTGGTATTCTTGTGTCTATGTTATGAATGTATACAAGCAGTTGTGAGTTTTGACCTACATCTGGGTAGTAGCCTCTAGTGACGTCTCTTTTCAGATTAAACTTGACGTTGTATATTCCACCGTTCTCTGTGAAAAATTGATTAGACGGTCGACCGTAGTATGTTTGTACCCAAATACTTGGAGCGTTTGTAGGCGAAGCTACTGATCCAGTTCGCACTGTTGGGAAAAATAATCTACGATTCTTTAGCTGGGTTGTGCAGAAGTCTCGGGCTGCTGTTGTTGTAGCACTGGCGCTAGCATTAAAGGCTACTAGTGATGCGCTAATAGATGTTCGTGTAATTCCACAACCACCTGCTAAGTCAAAAAACCTTCCATCATTAGATCCTGTAGCCGTTGCTGCATAGGTTATCATTGAAGGATTAGCGCCAACCAAAGGATAGGTGGTAGTGGGTGGTGTAAATGCAGTTGGTAATGTATAGGCATGTGCTCTTGTAGGTAAGAATGCTGGGAAGTAGAAGGAAGATGTTTGTCCTCTTACAGCATATCCAACATTGGTTCCTGACCCGGATGCATATTGTATCATCTTTGGTTCATATGCAATCCAGCTGCTTGTGACTGGGTAGTTTACTGTTCCGTATCCTAACTCGTTGTGTAAAAAGCCTTTGTTTGTGTAAGCAAACCTATAATAGGTATTTGCGCGAAGTGCTCCGTCTATTGACTGGGATATTGACATTGACGGTGACAGTACGTTCCATAAAAAATCTGTTGCAGCGCTTGCCCAAGGCAAGGCACCATCAGTTGTTGTTATTGATGACGTGTGTCTGGTCATTATTGGTGTACTTCCTCCAAAATTATACCAAGAGTCGGTCATGTCAAGGTTTTGTCCAGTAAGCGATACTACATTGTGTAGTGACCATGTTGCGCTTAAATTGGCAAGCGATGATGTCTCAATCCATTTATAATAAAAATCAAAAGCGTGCGTGTATATGTTTACTGTTGGCATGTTAATAAACTTCTTGTGGTGTACCTATAGATACTAGCTGTAGTGTGATCTCGTCTTGACATCCATTGGATGGTATTTCTGATTTAAAATTAACCACCAAATCGTTGATAAAGGTCGTGTACTCAGACTGCTTTCCAGTGTAATCAAAGTATTCTATTTTAAAGTCTAACGATTGAGATAGTGACAATATGCTTGTGATTTCATTATTAAATGGAATTGCAAATTGTATTAGGTTTGGATTGAATCCATTAATTGCAATAGGTGAGATTCCAATCTCACTCACATAAGCACTGCCCGTTGTGTTTGTCTCACCAACAACTCTAGACCTAAATGTTGGACGTCCAAATCCGTCTGCGTCTGTTTCAAAGTCAAACTCAACTCGTCCATATCGCTTATCTGTTGCACTGTTGTTTGTTACTTTTCCAATAAACTTACCAAATCGGTTGTATGCGCTAGAGTATCTTGTTAACTCTCTATTTGGATCTTTTAAAAATGCACGAAAGTATGGTGATGCGTATCCTGCATTTAAGTTAAGAGGATCGCTTCCCATATAAATTTCTAGTTCTGTATTAGGATCGAGAGTTAGATTGAATCCTAGTGTGTATATTTGGTCTGCAGTGTAGTTTTGATATAGCTTGGTTGCAAACAATGCAGATTCAGTATAGTCTGCTTGTAAAGGTGCACTATCTGATAACGATCCACTACTTCGTACTGGATTAATGTGAGGAGATAGTGGATAGATTGATTGTGGTGTTTCTACGAATGTGTCCCAGTAGTCGTCTATTATGAGCTGTTCTGTAAAATGTCCTATTAATCTTGCATCTATCTCTCTCTTTGCATACGTTGTCTGATTAGGATATGCAGCATCAGTCAGATACTCTAACGGATTAACTACGTGATCATATATTAGTTTATATTCCCCTGTTGCAATACCTCGTTTGTAATAAGCTTTAAGTCTGTATAATTCTCCACTAATGGGTTTGATATCAAAAAATGTTACTTCTAAAAACGATTGACTTACTACTGAACTTGTTACGTATGTTGGGTTGTTTGGCAAATACACTATACTAGCAGTGAAGTTGGACGCTTGCTTATATTGAAAGTTTGTTGCATACTGTCTTTGTATGTTGTTGGAGTCTAGTATGCGTATGTCTAGAGGTTTTGATAACCTTATTTCATTATTGCTTAGCACCTCTACAATATCTGCCGAGAACGTAGTCAACTGTCCGCTAATACTTCCAGACACCGTATAGTTTGTTGGTAGTGTTGGGCTTAACAAAGTAGGAACACTGGCTGAGTCGTAAAAGCTAAAGCTTCCTCCTAAAAAATCTTTTCTAAAAGATCCACTGGCGGACTTAACAATGGTTCCAAATCGATTTGTATAATTACGAACATATCCATTCTCAATCTCTGCTATGTCTGTTCTTGTGGATGAATCAACGCTATTTTGTGTTAGCGGTTTCTGCTCAGGGTTTAGCAAAATAGACTGTACCCGTGTATCTAGTATTCCAGTACTTGATGCAAAGTCTCTATCATACCCCTGAAAGTTGGAGGTTATGATTGTCATGTCGTTTATGCTAGATGTAAATACTGAGTAGTTACTTCCTGATATTGATGCCGACGCTTCGCTTACTAAGGCTCGCTCTGGTATTAGAACTTGCACAATATCTACATTGGGTGGATCATCAAATATTAAATCAGCAGTGTTACGTTCAAATGGAGCAACGCTAATCGATCGCTGCCACCTGACGTTGTACTTATTTTGCTCAGATAAAGGCACTGCTCTTCCTCGACCAGCACGATCTATGTCTACTAAGGTCTCTCCTACTAGATACAGTGTTGCACTACCTTGTGGTGTAGTGTCGTATACCTCAAACATGATGTAGTGGTTGTTGAATCGATCGACGTAATCTAACAACTCTACATACATATTTTGTCCTGCAGCATCAACCATCTCAACATCTATAGTACTGCCTACTTTTAGGTTCAAACCGTTACCTTTAAACTTCACAACATAACGACCACCTCCTACTGATTGTGGGAACTCTGTGATGTTAAAATAGTCCGGTGAAGTGTCTGTCCTGTCCTCTACATAGAACGTTTGTCTGTCGTACCCTCTTGGTTGTGGTTTTTTGTAAAAAGATAGAAAGGCCATATGCTATAAATAGGACTTACTAGCAGTTTATGTAGCTAAAGTCGTCTTTTCTATCTACAGTAATAATATGATCAACCATATCTCGCACAACGTCAATATGCGATATCACTAAGCTGAATCGGAACACATCTTTCATGTTTGTGAATAGCGTATGCATTGAGTTAAGATTGCTACTATCTAGCACTCCAAGCCCTTCATCGATTGCTAAAAAGTCTGGCTTTGGTAAGTTTGTAATCTTGATTAGTGCAATACGAATTGCAATAGACGATAAGAATCTTTCCATTCCCGAACTAAGCTCTAAAGGCCACTTATCGTCTTCGTAGCAGATGTATGCGTTAATGTTTTTACCATCTGTCTCTAATCGTACTTCAAAGTCTGTGATCTGGTTCAAAATTAGATTAGTGTGGTGTTGGATATAGGGTACAGCTTTGCTGATTAACTGATAAGGAATCCCGTCTTTGTACATCGCTTTACAGTAGACGTCGTAAGCGTCTTGCTCCTCTAACAGCTCTTTCATACGTTCAATTGTTTTGTTACACTCTACAATTGTTTGAGCTGCTACTTGTATCTTACCGTGAAGGTCTTTTACTGTGTTATTAAGCTTAGATTGTGTAATTGCTTTAACATTCTTATCTTTGTTAAGCCTGCTGATCTCATCTTGGATGATCTTATTATTGTCTAGAATTGCAATACTCTCATGGTACAGCTTGATATCAGCTCGAATCTCTTTAATTTGTGTTTTAAGCTTATCGCAGTTGGACTTTGCTCTCTCTAAGCCAACGCTAGCTGTTGTACGGTTGAGGTTCAATGCTTCCTGCTCTTTGAGTAGTGTGTTGAGTTCGTTAGCTTGTTCCTCAATAAACGCATTTTGTTCGAGAAAATTAACACATTCTTTACGTTTTTGTAAAAAATCTGCTACAGTCTGTTTATCTTCTTCTAGCTCTTTTTTTGTCTGCATAGCATCCTGAACAAATACATTAGACACACAATACTTGCAAGTAGGATCGTACTGATGTTCATTAAGTTTTGAAAGCTTTTCTAGCTTATTCTTAGTTGTAAGCTTTAGTGCGTCAAGCTCCTTGTCTAGCATTACTTTAGCTGCCACTTCGCTTTGATGGTCGTTATACAGGTTGACATCAAACAACTTCTTTTTGTTCTCAATTTCAGTACACTTTCTTGTATGATCACGCTCAAACTCTTGATAGATTTGCTTACTTGCTTTGCACTTATCCTCCCATTCTACTAACGAATTTTGGGACTGTTGTAGGTCAGTTTCTAAATCTTCTAGGCTCAGTCCATCGCCCTTGCAGGGTTGTAGTTCCTTGTTTAATTCTAGTAATTTATCGTTAGTATTTTGTATTTCTTTATTGATCGAATCTAAGTCGTCAGACACTACTTGGTACCTTTGTTCGTACAATTCCTTTGATGCCTCAGCATCACCAAGCTTTGTCTCAAAATCTTGTTTTTGATACTCTTCTAGTGCGATTGCTGCTTTACGGTTGTTCTTGTTTGCTAACTCATATAGTGAATCGAAAATAGTAACATCTAAGAAGTTTGCCAGTAGATCCTTGCGTTCGCTCTGAGTTTTATCAATAAAGTTGGAGTTGTTTTGTTGAAGCGATAAAGCGGTCAAAATAAAGTCATCAAACGTACCTACGTACGATTGAATGATTCTATCTGTGTCTCTTCGCTGCTCTCCATTTAGTGATACCTTCTCGCCATCCTCGTTAATATACCAGAAATCAATCTCTACTCGCAGCCTACCCTTTAATGCTCCGTGACGATACTTGAAAGCTCGCTTTTGTATAAAGTAAGTCACCCCTTCTAGCTCAAAACTAAACTCACACTCAAAGTCT